GGATACGATCGTAAAGTTGGCGAATGACTACACTGGTTCGAACAACATCAACCTTCTCGAACCTTGTGGTCAGTTTGGGACGAGACTGATGGGTGGTAAAGATGCGTCTCAGACGAGGTACATCTTCACAAAGTTGACCAAGGAGGCGCGAAAAATATTTGATCCCAGGGATGACGCAATTCTCAATTACCTTGATGATGATGGTCGTCCGATCGAACCAGACTTCTACATGCCTACCCTCCCAATGGTTCTTGTGAATGGTACAGAGGGTATTGGTACAGGTTTCAGCTGCTATGTACCCCCATTTAAACCGGATGATATCAAGGAAAACATCAAGCGGATTTTGAGTGGTGATGAGATTGTCCCTATGCGGCCTTGGTTTAGGGGTTTCAAGGGAGTTGTTCACAAGGAGGAGGATACTTGGATGATGGAAGGTGTGTGGAATTGGTCTGGGAAGAATATCGTCGTGACTGAGCTACCACCAGGTCGCTGGACACAGGATTATAAGGAATACCTAGATGGTCTCGTTGAGAAGAAGTTAATTGGGGGGTTTGTCAACAACTCAACTACTGAAGATGTTCATTTCGAAATCGTGGACTATGTAGGCAAGGATCTCCTCAAGGATCTCAAGTTGAGAAAAACCTTTCGCATCTCCAACATGCATCTCTTCCATCCTACCAAGGGTATTCACAAGTACTCGAGTCCCGAGGAAATTCTAACAGATTTTGTGGAGTTGCGCCTCGAACACTATAAGAAGCGGAAGGCACACCTCATCGATGTACTCGAGAAGCGGGCTGAGATGTGTGATCATAAATCAAAGTTTGTGTCGATGGTGATTGAAGGAAGGTTGGTTGTCTTCAAAAGGAAGAAACAGGATCTAGAGGAGGAGATGTCTACGATGTTTCCCAAAATTGATGGAAACTTGGACTATCTCCTCAATATCAAGACAGTTGAGTATACAGAGGAACGCGTCAAAGCACTCATGGATGAAGCGAAACAGGCGAAAGAAGATTTAGAAAAGATGTTGAAAACTAGTCATGTGACGATGTGGAAGATTGATATTAAAAATATGTGAGCAGTAAGTAGATATGGGTGAGGCTGCTAAAATTTCCCTCAAGGCTATTGGAATGCAGGATACACACCTGCTTTCCAAAGACCCAGAAGATTCTTTATTTAATTATAATCTAAAACAATATTCAAACTTTACAAAACTTCATAGATGTAAGACCGTGACCAAAATGGACACAGACACAAACTGGCCTTTCGGTAAAACAGTAAAGGTTGAATTTAACCCTAACCAAATGGGTGATTTGTTGAGTGACATGTGGATTAAACTGAAGATGCCAAATCTAAATAACACGACGAATTATCCTGATCAACTTTCGTTACATATCATTAAAAGTATCACAATGTATGTCGACGGAATAAAATTGGAAGAACTTACAGATGACTGGAATTTTATATATAATGAGTTATACCTGAGTGATACACAGCGAGAAGCGAATCAACTAAATACAAATGCTGGTTTTAATTATACATATTTTGCAACAAAAGGAGGAGATCTAGGTTTTATTAATCGAGATTTGCTCATTCCAATTCACTTTTTTTTCTCTAGAAAATACGACCGTTCGGAAAATAGACAGTATTTTCCATTGTGTTCAATCAATAAACAAAAAATAATATTTGAAATTAAATTTCACAAACAATCATTTTTTACCGATTGGTCGAGTAATTTAACGTTACCAGAGTTTACAATCATAACAGAAGAGATACAACTCGAACCAGAAGAAAGACTATACCTCTCATCTTCCCCATATTCATATGAGACGGATACCGTATCGAAACATCTTCAACGGTCGTCAGAATTGAATAGAAGAGAATTCAAGTTGAATTTTTCGTCAGAAAAACCAATAAAAATATTTCACTGGTTTTACAGAAATTCGGAGTTTGAGAATGAAGATGATTCAAGTAAATATAAACTAAGATTCAATTTTACAGACAGACTGGTCCCATTTCGGAGTGTTGACGGAAAAAATTTTGAACTTACTGATAAAATAGAAATTTATCTCAATGGTGAATCTGTTCAGGTTGTAACAGGAGATCAAAATCACCGCTATTTCAAATATTACACCCCATACAAGGGTGGTTTAAACACACCGGTAACGCACATTTACACATACAATCTTTCGTTGTACCCATCTAAACAACAACAATCGGGTGTTTTAGATTTCAGAAAAATCATATCAGACAAAAGTTTCATAGAAACAACCCTACATAAATTTCTGGATTTAACTAAAATATATGAGATGCATGTCTATCACGTAGCATACACCCGTTTTGAATTTAATAATGGGTTCATGAATGTTGTGTATTAAAAAAACTCTGTTATAGATATACATGTTGCTATTAAGTGCGAGTGGCGCTCAAGACATGTTCATAACCGGAAACCCGACACAAAGTCATTTTATAAGTACCTATAAACAACATACACCATTTTATGAATCATTAGTACCCGTAGGAACAGAAACTCCGAGCACGTTTGGTTCTCTCATGTCATTTAGAATACCAACAGATGTAGGAGATTTTATAAATCGAGTGTGTCTGAAGTGTGAGTTGCGACAAAAAGGTCAGGATGTACCCAGTAGTCACATCAAATCGTTCGTGACTAATAACCTCATAGAATATGTCGAACTATTCATCGGGGAACAATCTATTCAAAAACTAACTGGGGAATACATCGCTATCTATCATCAAAGTCATGCACGTGATATATCGTCATATGAATTTTTGTATGGTCACGGATCGAATAATGTTAATCAAGATTTTCGACAGACGAGTAGTTCAGAGGATAATCCTTTATTTCTTGACATACCACTGTACTTCCACAATATCAACGAACTAGCTATACCGTGTTGCGCATTAAGAAAACAAAGTATTAGGATCACGATTAAACTTAGAGATTTTGAAGACGCGTATTATATATCCGAATTATACGAAACGGCTCTCAATATCTCGTATATTCACACAGGAATAGATGAGTCATCGTTTATACAGAGTTCACCGGTAAGTCATAACATTCAACAGTTACAGGTTTCCGAAATTAAAATTCCTCAGGGTGTTTCGACTAAGAATGTGTTACTAAATTTCAAAAACCCTGTCAGTGAATTATTTTTCATCGCTCATCGTGCATCAGATAGACGAGACTTTGTGGATATAGAAAATATCATTTTAAAGTTCAATAATAGCGTCGTGTTCGATCGAGACAATTTATTTTTGTGTTACAAGCAATCACTCGATAATCATGAATCATCCCCATCGGGAAATACTTTAGATGGTGGTGGTAAATATTGTTCGTATTCATTCTCTCTTAACCCGGTATCTGGACTTCCTATGGGGAGTGTCAACATGAGTCGCATTATTCATAAAGAAATGAAAATCACCCTTCCATCGAATATAAATGATGATGTGGTGGTTAGAGTGTACGCCGTGAGTCATAATGTGCTTGTATTTTCGCATGGATTGGCGGGTTTAAAATTTTAATAAGTTATAGTAGTAATGTCTACAGGGCGTATAAACCTCCATGTAATGGGGTTGGTCGGTGACGTAGACGTTAAATACGATTATTCATACTTTACAAAATTCGTAAAACGAAACGCATATTTCGCAAAGGAATATAGAAATTTACATTCCGAAGGTGAATTCGGTGGCATATGTGAATTTAGAATTCCGATGAATGCGGGTGATTTGTTAAAATCTGTGTGTCTGGAGGTCAAAACCACACAACTTACCGACGCTGACCATTATTATATTGATTCATTTGGAAATGCATTGATTGAATATGCAGAGTTGATGATAGGGGGTAAGGTCATAAACCGACTAACGAGTGATTATCTACAGTTGTACACAGAAGCATTTTATGAAGATACAAAAAAATCTGCATTTAAAAATCTCATCAATCGAACAGAAGCAAGTCTACTAGATGAACCATCCAGGGGAATTAATAGTAAACAATTAACAAACAATCAATTACATTGTATTATCGATTTACCATTTTATTTCCATAAACATCCTGAATTAGCCATACCTCTATGTGCCATCAAACTACAAGATGTAACGATTCGTATCAAGTTGAGAGATTATAAAGAGCTTGTATATAAAAAGTCTTTAACGCAAACTCCCAATGATACTAGTGGTCTCGTGATGGTGAGTACGGCTTTACCACCCACAATTACCCAAGCTCCGAAGATAACCAAATGTGAGTTAATCACTGAGCTCATATATCTGGATGTCGTAGAAAGAAAAAAACTAGAGTGTACAAAAACGGACTATGTCATAACCGAACTTCAAGAAGAAGAATTTAAAACGTCGGACGAACAAACGAATTCCATAAAATGTAAACTGAATTTTTCAAATCCTGTAAAGGAGATGTATTTCTTTATACAGAGAGATAGACAAGCACATCAAGACATAGGTGTATTCACGAGTCCCTTAAATTATGATCCTATACGTTGGGTTGATTTTAATGATGAAACATCTAAATTTACTGTAACACCTGATCAACTTAAATACTTGACACTGGATCTTGACGGTTTAAAAATTGTGGACAATAATGTGGGTACTCCCCAATTTATGCGAGTATCTCAATTCATGAGACATCATTCAAATGTACCTAAGTTATCGAGAGTCTACATGTATAGTTTCGCTCTCGACCCAGAATCGTGGTATCCAACTGGACAGGTTAACTTCAGTTTAATAAAAGAGCAGATAATGAATTTTGAACTATGGCAGGCACGAACGTATGTAAATTCCGCTTGGTATTACTTTAATCGAGTCGTACGCATTTACGCGAAGAGTTACAATGTTCTTCGAGTAAAGGATGGACAAGCTCACACACTCTTCTAAACTAACAACGTGCAAATAATTTTGTTTTATTATCCCTAATATAATCGATGATGTTGTTCTTGATACACCATTTGATGAAATTCAACTGTGCGAGCGTCGTATGAATTTCATGAGATGTACCCGGAACTGTGTATGCAAACTTCTCAGACCTACAGAAGGGGTCGAAGAGTTTCTTACTGTATCCATCCAAGCTCGATTTGTAGGCACAGTGTACCGTGAAATACTTTCCGTCTTTCGTCGTGTATGAAATGTTATTTTTTTTGGAATAATTTGTGATGAACCATTCCAAGTTTCGTAGAGATATTCCACTTGACTTATCAAGAATGTTCAATAATTTAGTACGGTTTTCCTCTTGATTGTAGAATGCATTTATCGATGTTAGTAGGATACCACTTTTACTCATTACTAAATAATGACCCCAAATCTATAAGCTCCTTTGATTTTTCACAGCCCGGACAACCTCTAACATACATTTTTTCCGGGCCATGGTTATGTAGATTTGAACTTGAAAGAGACCTGTGTCTTATTTTTTCACCTTGGACCGTGTGATGTTTACAATAACCACTTCCACCCCCTTTGAAAAGACAACGCTGTCCATTCGACTTTGTACCCTTACATAACGACACATTCGCGATATGTGGGAGATCTCTTAAAAGTATGTCAAGTGAAATCGCATGTTTTTTAGATATTGTCTCAGCGTATTCACCCAGTAAAATACTCACGCGTTCATTAACTTCTTGTTCGACTAAATCAACAATTTTAGTGTGCAAAGTCATTCCTTAGTAGTTGATTGCTCGTATTTTTTAAATAGGTCATTAATGGATTCTGTTTTTGGTACCCTCGATTCTTTAATCCGTTCACGAAGTTCAGCAACTTTTCCGGAATGATCGAGACCGAGTTTCTTACACTCTTCGATGAGATCATCCTTCTTCATACCACTCAACGCTGGACCAGTCTCTTTCTTTTTGGGTTTGTGTTGAGATATGATCTCCCCAAATATGTCTTGTTTTGGGTCATCAAATAGCGGTTCAAGAAGATCACACACCGGATTTAGGAACTTGTTCATGAAATAGTAATGGTAATCAATTGGAATGTTATTCTCCTCCACATACTTGGGATCTTCAGCTTTCTCAAATCCCTTAGCTTTGGGATCACCTGTTTTCGTCAACAAAAATGGAACACGATCACCAGATTGTGGTTCAGAGCCGGGTTTTCTGTCACGCATCTTGTGAACAACTTGTACATGGGCTTGATTAATCTCACCAATTCGATGACCTGTGACGGATACTGGCTCTCCATCCACCTTGTAACTGTCTGAAAGTGACTTACTGAGTATCAATTTATCATTTGGTACATCACCTGAAAGAAGTTCAATCGCCCTTTCTTTGGCGAGTTCCATAGGCGGACCCGTATCAGGGGCATCAAGAACGACATCCAAGAGTTCTTTACATACTTCTCTCACATGCGGAGTGTTGTCTCTTCGAACAACCTGAAGTCCCTTGATATCGATGTAATCCATGTGCATCTGGTCATCCTTTCCCTTTGTCCACAGCTTGGCGGCATAACGCTTCTTTGAATAGAGAAAGTATGGCCAGTAAACCTTCTCAAGTTCCAAATTGTTTGGTTTCTTGAAAAGGGCGCTACACTCTTCAGCTGCACGCTCACCCACTTCCCAACTATACTTTACAGCTTCTTCACCCTTTCTGTCACCTACATCAAATTCAACCATAACTGAATCAGTGTCACCATACCTTACCTTCGCCCCTGGGAAATTCTTCTCGACATACACTTTAGTTTCCTCAATCATACCACGCCCCCTACAGGTCGTCGTTGACGCAATAGGAACACATGGAAGGATACCTTTACCAGCACCAGTGAAACCATACACGGAATTCATCGAAACTTTATACGCCAACTGTTTACCATTGTACACCTCTTTCATTCCACCAGTCGCAGCCGCCATATCCTTCTTTGCTTTCTTTCGAAACTGCTTGAGCTCTAGAAGAATTGCAGGTAAAAGACTAGGAACACCCTGTGCAAACTTATAGGTTCGATCACCAATGTTGAAAGTTTCGTACTCAACACCGGGCACGTTCCCATACTTTTTCTCATCCATCACATAAGTTGAATAACAAAGATTGTGTGCCATCATAATTGAAGGGTACAATGCTTCAAAATCTAGGGCTGTGATAGGTGTGTAGTACGCCCCCTTTTGTGCCTCTAGCACAGTCGCACCTTCGTAAGGTTCCTCGGGAATCGCTCCGTAACGAATCGTTGGTACCATGAATCCCAGTTCTCGAGCCTTTTTCGTGAGTTGACTAAACACCTTAATCTGCTGACCACGCTCAACCAGAAAACATAGAGGTACCCATGTCGCCTTGGCCATCTCCAGAAGGTTTAGGAGTGTACATAACTTCTTCAAGAGTTTATGTGGAAGTAGAGTATCCTTGATACAATACTCTGCAACCTCACCCAACTTTCTGGGATCACCCTCCTTGTATCGAGAAAACATCTCTTTAGGGGACATATCAATTTTCTGATCACCGAGATATAACTTTGAAACATTGTTCAAACTGTAAGAATCCAATTTGTATCCCTTCTTCACTTCATGGAACATATCGAAAATGAATCTCCCAGACATCGGGAGCAACTTCAAGAAGTTGTCCCCCAAAGCACTTGAACTCAATTTTTTTAGAGTGAGTTGACATGATTCGTCATTCAACCTTCCAAGTTTAAAAAAGTTTGAATTGCATCCACAGTGTCGTGCCCGCTTGTAAATATATTCAAGATCAAAACCAAAGATGTTCCACCCGGTAATGATATCAATATTCTTATTATGAAGATACTTCTGAAACGCTTCGAGCATTTCCCGTTCAGTGTCAAAACTTATGACATCAGGACCTTCTGTCTTTTTGTAACACAAACATACCTTTTCATATGGTTCATCTGTCCCAAATTTACACAGTGAAATAGCAATTTGAAAGCATGCATCACCGGGTACATCCGCATCAGGAAACTTACCTGTAGAACTGTTACACTCAATATCGAATGATCCCACAACGAATGGTGCAATATCATCTCGAGCAACGGACTTTAGAGATCTCCAATCATTACACCAAAGATCAATATCAACTTTAGCGAGGTGAGATCGTACACACTTGTCACCCGTATCAATCCACCCAGTTGACTGAATACCAGTTCGATGCATCAGGCGGAGAACTGGATCGAGATTGGACTCATACACCTTTAGCACCCTTGACCCAGAAGAAAGTTGTACGGGCTTTCTCAAAAATCCGTCGACACGGCGACGAGCTCCGAGGTTCGTGAAGTTGATCTTCATGAAGAGAAACTCTTCATTGTTTTGAAATCCCCAAACATCTTTGGACTTGGCCATAGAATATGAAATGACACATTCGGGACATTTTCTACAGATAAGATTGTAGATCTCGTTGATCGTCTGTTGTGACGTTCCGAAAGACAACTTGATAAAAAAGTACGGATTGAATGCTGTTGTGACACAGACAGATCTACCATCTTCAGTTTTTCCAAACACACTGATATGGTGTTCCTCTTCCGTGTCTCTAGGTTCCCATGTGAGTGCCTGAAACACGACCATATGTTTATATTCACCCAAATTTTTAATATCATTTACTAATAAATGTCTGCCGCTTTAATTGAGCTCGTGTCGGTGGGTGCCCAGGATGTCTACATCACGGGTGATCCCCAGGTCAGCTTCTTCCGTCAAAACTATAAGCGCCACACCAACTTTGCCATGAAGCCTGAGCGCATGGATTACATCGGCACCTTTGGTGCGAACAATGAAATTACCATCCCCATCCGCTCTAAGGGTGATCTCATGAGCTACATCTGGATCGAGTCTAACGGTATTGCCGGGGTTCAAGAAAATGCCACTGGTTTGTTTTCCAACACTGCTTCGAGCCCCACCGAATTCCAGTTATGGATCGGTGGTCAGCAGGTTTCCCAGTTGGATTCCCTTTTTATTCAGGGTGTTCACAATCCACTCATGCGTGACACCACCGCGAAGGCGTCATTGGCGGTCACAACCAACGTCAAAAAGGGAAATAATACAGGTAATCACTACATGATCCCTTTCTTCTTCGGTGAAGACTGGACCAAGGTGCTCCCCCTCGTGGCGCTTCAGTACCACGATGTCGAGATCCGTATCAAGTGCCGCAATGGGTACATTCCCACCGATACCCCCAGGGTATACGGTAACTACATCTACCTCGATACAGAGGAACGTAAGTTTTTCACTGATAACGAACACGAACTTCTCATCACCCAGACGCAGTACCAACTAGCCTCCAACACGGACACCGATTTCGATCTCAGCTATTTCAACCACCCCGTGAAGTCTCTCCATATCGTTTCTGGACAGGCTTCGGGTAGCAACTGGGCCGATGAGTTCAACTTCTCAACATCTTCTCTCTACATCAATGGTACCGCACTTTTCGAGAACACTTCTAACATCTACCACCACGATATCGTCCCCGAGATGCACTGTACAGATCTTCCCGATGACATTCTCGACGATCTTCCCACATATTCGTGGCCTTTCTGTCTCACCATGAGCAAGATGCAACCCAC